CGGCCGCGCGGGCTTCTTCTTCCGCGGCGCGCAGGGGGCCGGAGGCCGGGCGGCCGTCGGCATCGAGGAGCGCCCAGTCGGACCGGCGGACGATGCCGGCCGGCGTGACGGCGTGGGTTTCGTTGTCGAACCAGGCGGGCTTTTCGGGCTCTTGAAGCGGCATTTTCAGGCTCCTCAGACGCGGGTGACACGGCGCCGGGAGACGGCCCGGAACCGCAGGATGGCAGACAGGCGGCCCGGCTGGATCGCCACCAGCTGGGCGCCAGCGAAGGCGAGCGGGCGCGACAGGCCCTCCACGTCGGCCGCGAACAGGCGGCCGACCACGAAAGCTGAAAGCTCCCGCAGGCGCAGCTGGCCGCCGCCGCGCCGCGCTCCGTCCGCCCCGGTGATGATGACGACGCCGACCGTGGTGGTGACGATCTGCTCGTAGATGTTGGAGCCGGACTGGAAGTCGGTCGCGGTGGAACCTTCCTCGAGGACGAAGGCTGCCGGCAGCGCGGCGGTCGCTTCCGTGGCGATGGCCGCCAGCTCCTCGGCCTCGTCCACCCGCTTGAACGGGCCGCCTTCCAGGAGCGCGATGATGCCGGGGATCATGCCGCACCTCCGGAGAAGGCGGTCACCAGGTGGTCGCGGAGGATGGCGGGGATCTCCTCCTGCTCGACCGGGCCGAAGCCAAGGAAGGGCCGGGCGGGCATAGTGACGCTGGCGCGAAAGCCGAACGGCGTGTTGAGAGCTTTCTTCTCGCGCGGCCGGATGGTGCCGCCAAACTGGTGGATCTTGGCGGGCTGCCAGTTGGTCCCCGCAACAGCCTCCGTCGCCGTGAAGGCGCTGGCAATCGACGCGAGCAGGTTGCGGCCGGTGTCAACGAGGGTCTTGCCGCCGTCGTCAATGACGCGCCGGCTTGGCAGCCACGGCACGCCGTCCGGGCCAACGTTGGTTTCCTCGATCCGCCGGCGGGTAGCCTCCTCCATCAGGTCCGCGATGCTCTTCATCGCCGGCGTGAAATCCGTCGCGGCTTCCACCGCCCGGGCGAGCGCCGGGGTGAGGCTGTCGTCGAGCTCGAAGCGGATCTCCATCAGAAGCCCCGCATCGACTGGCGGGTGAAGAGGCGCTCGGCCGGCGCCACCATCACGGGCGCCGGGGAGACGGGCGTGGGGGCGACCGCGATGGGCAGCCCCGCCTTGCCTTCCGCCACCAGCTTCAGGTGCGCGAGCGCCGCGTCCCGCCGCGCGGTCACCCCTTCGGGCGGCTCGCCGGAATAGAGGCGGGCGAGCGCGAGATCGAAGGTGAGCGTGGGGATCGGCGCCGGCACCGGCGCCGCCAGCGGCACGGCGTAGCGCGCGACGAGGTAGGAGTTGATCACCCCCTCCGCGTCCCGCAGCGCGGCGTCCAGGCGGGCGGCGTCGATCGCGCCGGTCCCTTTGTCGTCCGTCAGGCGGATCGCCTCGTCGATGCCGACGCGAGCGATGAAATCGGGGATCGAGAGATAGGCCGCCGCGGTGGCGCCCGCGCCCCGGAAGGAGAGGTCGAGGACGAGCACCTCGACCTCGCCTTCGTAGCGGTTGCCGCCGGCTGTCACTCCCCGCGCCTGGAGCGCGTAGAGCTCGCCCGCGGTGCCGCCCTCGATCAGCAGGTCGATGAAGTCGGCGCCGGGGGTGGCGGAGACGATGGTGAGCGGCGTCACTTCCGGCACCAGGCCGCGCGCCGTCACGCTAGATGCGTCCACCGTCGCCGGCGTGGCGATCAGCGGCACCCGCACGGGGAACCGCTCCAGCGGCTGCTTGATGACAGGCGTCAGGCTCGGCACGGGCGCCGCCTTTCAGGATCAGAAGGTTCGGGGCGGCGGCGCGATGCGGTCACCACCGCCCCGCCCCCCTCAGGAGTTGCTGTCTTCGGGCTCCGCAGGCTTCACTTCAAAGCCGGGGTCCGACAGGAGCGAGAGCCGCTGCGGCTCGGAAAGCGTGTCGAGATCAAGCGCGCGGGTCTGGCCCGGCTGCCACTGGAGCCCGGCCCGCCACCGCCCGACCTTTGCGAGGACGACGGAGAGGAGCCGGAAGCCGGTCTGGAGGCCCGCCGTGACGGCGGCTTCCTTCGCGGCCTGGCCGGGCTTGCCGCCGGTGGTGGCGGCGTCGAGCGCCGCCGTTCCCACCGCCGCGCCGATCTCGGTGGCGGCGCCGGCAGCGGCCTTCGCCGCCTCCCTCGCCGCGCCCTTCACGGGGCTGCCGTTCACGCGAGCCACGGGGACACCAGCAGTTCGGCCGTGCCGCGCCACTCGTTCGTCTCCCCACCCGAGCCGAGCTCGTTGTTGAGGATCTTCCGGGCGGCGCCTTCGTTGGCCGGGCCACAGACGAGGAGGTTGGGGACGAGGCCGAGCGGCCGGCCATAATCGCCCTTCATCTCCATGATCGCCTGGCGGGCGAGCGCGTAGTTGGTGGGGGTGAGGGCCGCCCGCGAGCCGTAGGCCGTCTGCCAGAAGCCGAAGCCCACCTCGTGGCGGCCGTGGCTGCCGTAGAGGAACTCGCGGCGCATGAAGACGTTCTCGTCGGTGATGTCCGTCAGCGCGGCGAAGTCGAACTCCTTGCGGCTCTGCAGGATGATCGGGCGGACGGGGCCGCCGAGCGCCAGCAGGAACCAGGGCTGGCCGGAGCCGGCCTGGACGTTCGAGACCTGCGTGACGGCGCCGGCTTCATTGAGCACCGGGTGATCGGTGTCGAAGAAGAACTGGCCGTCGTAGCAGACCTGGGTGAAGCCGTTGCGGAGCGCGCCGTAGGCGTCCTGCGGGCGCCTGGCGGCGACGGTGCGGCCCATCATCCGGAACCGGGGCGCGTAGACGCCGTATTTGTCGTCCTCGATCGCGTTCCGGCTCACCCCGATGGTGTGCTCGAAGTCCTTGTTCGTCAGGCGGTAGGCGTTCTGCTTCATCCGGTGGATGTGGCGGTCGCCGATCCACTCGCGCACGCTCGGCATCTCGCCGAGCCAGCCATATTCTTCCGTGGCGGTGTCGGAGTTGACGACATCGGTGAACTGGGTCCAGCTGGTGTCCGCCGCCGCTTCCAGGCCTTCGGTGAAGTTCGCCTTGAAGCCGACGGTGAGCGTCTGCAGGTTCGATGAGTTGACGATCATGTTGCTCTCCTAAAGACCGACGCGGACCCAGACGCCGGCCGCCTCGACCGCCATCACGATGCCGGCGACACTCCGGGTGGAGGAGCCGTTCGTCTTGGCGACCTGGTCGTCGTCTGCGATGAAGCACTGCGCCCCCACGTCCGCCTGGACGATCTCGTCGCCGGCGGTGGAGTTGCGGAAGCAATAGACGCCCGGCGCCACGCGGACGCTGGTGGCACCCGCGGTTGCCCCGTTCGTCTTCCGCTCAAGCGCCACGCCCGCGGCCCGCTGGCCGGTCGCCGCGGCGCCCCGGGTTGCGAGGCCGGATGCGTTCAGCATCACCAGCGCGCCACCGAAGATGGTGATGTTCGCCGCCATTGGGTAGCTGAACTCAACACCCTCCCGGCGCGGCGTGTTGCGGTCTTCCGTCAGCGGCATGGTTACGCTCCCTTCACGTAGATCTTGGGGTCAACGCCGAGCTTGGCGGCGACCGCCTTCTGCTCGGCCGTCGGCTCGCCCGGCGTCAGCTGCGGGTCGGCCGCCGTGGTGAGCGCCTCGCCCGGCTTCAGGACGACGGGGGCGGCCGCGAGATAGTCCCGGGTCGCGTCCAGGTCGGTCTTCGCCTGGTCCAGCCAGAAGGCCTTCTGCGCCGGCGTGATCTTGCCCGCGCTGCAGGCCGTCTCGACGATCGCGGCGGCCTCCTTCTCGTGGAAGGCCGACAGCCGCTTCGTGAGGTCCGCGACCTGGGCGGTGGCGGTGGTCAGCTTCGCGTTCAGCGGCTCGACCGCGGCGGCAACCGCCACGTCCACCGAGGCCGTCGTCATCGCGGCCTCCTTCATCGCGTTCACGGCGGCGATCATCTCCTCGATCGTCGCCGCTTCGGGCAGCCCGAGGGCGGCCGCGAGTGCAGACAGGTCCATTATCGTCTCCTGGTAGGATGCGACCGCCATCAAGTCGGTGATCGCGGGGGTGTTGGTGAGCGCGGGGTTCACGAGGCGGATGACCTCGCCCGCCTTGTCGTGCAGCGCGACGGGCGAGATGTAGCGATACTCGCGGGCCCTCAGCTTCTCGGCCGCGGCCGGGGTCCATTCCACGTCCGCGAAGATGCCCTCGTCCGTTGCGATCAGGGCTGCCGGCGCGATCCAGCCAGCGGCCGGGGCCGTCCCGCCGACACCCTCGCGGGCGCCGAAGACGGACTGGTGATCATAATCGACCGGCATGGAGACGGCGCCCAGGTTGGCGCGAGTGGCGGCCACCACCTGCTCGGCGTGCGCCCGGTCCCGCAGGATGAGGGCGCGGCCGTTCCGCAGCTCGTTGCGGCCCATCCGCAAGAGCTGGATGCGCGCGGCCGGGCCGTCCGTTACCTTCACCATCTCCACCGGCATGGCCGCCGCCACCGTGATGGTGGCGGCGGCAGGCGCGGAGCGGGATGGCAGGCGGCGGGTCATGCGGCCGTGATAGGGGTTGCGCGGGAAGCCCCGTCCCGGAAATATTTCCGGGGCAGCAACCATGGGAGGTGGCGATGAAAGGCGTGATTCTGGCGGCGGCTCTGGCCTGCTCGCCTGCGGCTGCGGAGCGGATCGGGGCGCCGCGGGGCGATCCCGCGCAGGTCGCCTTCCGGGAGATCACGCTCGCCCCCTATCCATGCCCGAGAGTAACCGAGGCCGCAAGGCGCGCGGATGGCAGCATCGTCGCCCGCTGCTCCAACGGCCGCCGCTACCTCCTCTTCCGCGAGCGCGGCTACGACGGCACCGTCGTCCTCGGCTGCCAGCAGGCCCGCGAGATCCTCAACCTCAGCTGTTCGGAGGAATCCTGATGCGCCTTCACGTCGATAGCGGCACCTCGACCTGGTCGACCGACATTCCCGCCGCGCTTCAGCAGCTCGCCGCGCGCACCGGCACTTTTCACCCGGAGCGCGCCCGGTGGATGATTCCTGATCTCATCGCCTGCCACGCGGCCGGCTACGGCCCCTCCGGCTTTGCCGCCCGGGTGAGGCGGGAGGGGCAGGTGCTGTCGGCCGAGGAAAAGCGCAACCTCGGCATCAACCCCCGCTTCAAGGTGACAGACCGGCTCGTCGAGACACTCACCGAGCGCGGCCTGGCGGATATCAACGCCACGCTCTCGGCAATCTTCATGGCGCCGCTGATCGTCATCCTGCGGGAGTCGAACATCAAGGAAGCGGCCGAGCTCGGCACGCAGGTGCGGTTCATTGCCCCGGCCCGGGAAAGTGCCTGCGCCGCCGCCCTGGCGCTCAGCTACACGAGCTTCGATCCAGACAAGGCGCCGCCGATCCCGCTCGAAGGGTGCGACTGCATCTCCTGCGGCTGCATGGTCTACGCCCAGCAGCCGCCGTTCGAGATGCCCCCGCCAAACGCCGCGCCTGCCCCTGCTGCCCCGCCACCCCCGCCGCCGCAGGCCATCCAGCCGCAATCAGAGGATGACGCCGGCCGGGAGACCCTTCTGATCGTGCTGGCCGGTGCGGTGTTCTTCGGCGTGATCGCCCTTCTCTTCTTCTCGACCCGATAGCCCCGCCTTCCGCACCGCGAAGCGGGAGGCGACGTGGCGGGTGCCGTCCTGGAACTCGATGAGGCAGCTGTTCATCGTCCCGCGTGCCAGCACCCGGCACGCCTCCCCGAAC